TCTTCCACCACCATCTTGTACCCCTTATTGATGAAATACTCACTCAATGTGTTCTGGATCAATTGTAATTGATTTTTCTCGCAGATCAGAACACAATCGTCACCGTTGTTTACCAGTGACGCTTTTATCTCAAATTTCTTGAGATACGACCACACCATCGCACACATAATCAATTTGTTTCCTAGCGACGTGTTTATATCACCGGACATGCGGCATCCGGTGGTTCTATATCGAACCATCCCTTCAGGTGAATAAGCTGTTCCTTGATTATATAACTGCATTTTCAGTAGAGCTTTCAACTGCTTATTACAGAAGATACCGTTCCAACAACTGTGCTCAAATTTTAATGCTTGCACACTGGTATGTTGGTCGAACCGACTGGCATCCAATCCAATAGCTACTGGGTTTGTGTACTTCTTCCACTTACTGAGAATTATCTTACCTTGCACAAAGCTATCGTATCCAGATAAAACTGTAGTCTCACCGAATACTTTGTCTATTGATTTAGTAAGGTACTTCTCATGCAGGCGTAGAAATTGCCCCAGTCTCAAGTTATATCGTTTCCCTCTTGGTTGGATCAGACGCGGACAGGGATCTTCTTTTAACCCCAAATCGATTTTCTCAACCTTCACAAAAGCTGAGATCCTTGCATCCTTCTGAGTAATAGGTAAATGTAAATCCTTAGCAGCCAATTCATACGCAGCTCTCTTCTTGCCTTTATAACAGCTTAAAATTTCATCTATAGAGTGAGGGGACAAAGCACCTACAACAGATAAGTAGCGTTTACGGAACTCTGTCATCTCTAAATCGCGGAATGACCGTGCAGCAGGTAGGGGTGGTTTAACAAATTTACCATTGTCATCTTTGACACGAAACACCCTCTCCTCCAACGCACGTACGATATTAACAAGTGAAGGGTTATGAAACCCAACACGCGAACCAGCAGTAAGCCCCACAAATGTGTAGGCCTTGCGACTATTTTTCACGACTTTCCTGCCCAAATTTTCAGCTAGCGTGACTTCCGGGATCCCCAATCTGGGAGATTTAGTATCAAAACCCGGATAGCTGATTAGGCCCCTTCAACAGTTGGGTTGAAGGTTGAACAC